ATGACAGCTATCACAAAGAACTCTGGGACGCTCTCGGCGTCGAACGCCAGTTCATCAGAATGTCCCGCCGTAAAGGCCTGGGACTCAACTGGCTATTAAAACATTACGCCGATGTCTATCCTTCAGACGAACTCTTCGTCAACGGTCAATACATGAAAAGCATCAGCTATTTCGACCGTAAATATGCCGAAGGCAATGAACTCCTGATGCACGCGATAAAAAAAACACGTCAACAAAAGCTACCGAAATCACAAACAACATCAAAAAAACAACTAAACATAAAAAAAACGAACAAAATGGCTCAATTACGCCAAGGTAGCGAGACAAAGCTCTAATCTTCTCTTCGCGGCAGCAGGGGGGCACGGGGGCCACGCAGTGGGGCCCCCGCTCTCAAACGAGCTATAAAGCTCAAATAAAACAAATAACTACCAAAAAAAAGCACTTAATTAAGTGGAACGATATTGCATCGTGCAATAAAAATGCTATAATAAAAATAGCGATAATAAAATCGCGATAAAAAAGGATAGACAAAAAATGCTCTCAATATTTTCCATCAAAGACATCAAACACGATTCGTACGCGAATCCATTCTTCTGCAAAAGCGTCCCGGACGCAATGCGCCAGATAATCATGGCGCTCGACAATCCCAACTCCATGTTGGCAAAATTCCCGACGGACTTTGTTCTCTACCAGTCGGGAGCCTTCAACGAAGACAACGGAACTCTCACTTCTTTCGACAATCCGATCATGATTGTCACCCTGGACGAACTCGCCAATCGGCCCCGGAAAACCGGTGGTCCTCACATGCCCAATCTGCAAGGAGAAAAAGCATGAGCTTCGGACACAAACAAAAACACAAAAACTGGGGCGAACGCCTGGCCAAACAGGAACCGGCGGCAGATGCCGACGTCAACAACATGGTCGCCCGGTTCTTCAAAACCGGCTACATGCCCCAAACCAACAAACAGCCCCGATTCGGTGATTTCACCGGTCCTGGATTCCAGGAAATGCAAAATGCGGTCGCAGCTGCAAAAACCCAATTCATGGGACTCAAACCCCAACTTCGAAGGCGCTTCGGGAATAACGTTGGAACCCTCGTAGAATGGGTCAATGACCCCGATAACGAGGCTGAGGCTATCAAACTGGGGCTTCTGCCCCAAAAGGCTCCTGAGCCCTCTAAAGACGAAAAAACCGTTCTTACTTCTGCGCAAGTAGACCTGATACAGAGAACGGCCCTCGCTCTCAAGTCCGATGATGAGGCAAATCCTCGGAAAACGACAAAAAAGCCGGAAGGCGACTAGTAGTTACCATCCTTTACTTGATGTAATGGTAACTACTGACACACCCTGGGACGACCTGGGGTGTGTCTACAAAAAACCCCGCTTGCTTCTTCCCCCCTAAAAGCGTATTATTCTTAAACACTTTCGAAAGGTGACTTATGCAATCAGTTATGGGCAGAACATTCTCAAGAATTGCGGCTCCACCCCTGGAACGCTCAACCTTCGACCGCTCACGCGGTAGGAAAACAACCTTCGACGCTGCGGAACTCATTCCGTGCTTCCTCGAAGAAGTCTTACCCGGAGACGTCGTCTCTCTATCCGTGACCTACCTGGCACGTTTGCAAAGTCTCTTCTTCCCTATCATGGACAACATCTTCTTCGATTGGTTCTTCTTCTTCGTTCCCGAACGCTTGGTCTGGAAACATTGGCCCAACTTCATGGCCAACGAGAAGGATGCCCCTGACGATACCACGGAATACATCATTCCGACTTTCTCTGTTGAAGGTTCAACCCTTACATGGGATCCCTATACCCTCGGAGACTATTTCTGTCTTCCGACTGCGGTACTCTTCTCTGACGACAGCCATATCACCTCCCGATACCATCGCGGATACAACCTCATCTGGAACACCTGGTTCCGTGACCAAAACCTACAAGACCCTGTGGTCTTCACCGATGACGATGGTCCCGACGACCCGGATGATTACCGGGACATTCTCAAGCGCGGAAAACGGCACGATTATTTCACTTCGTGCTTGCTCGAACCTCAAAAGGGCGAGTCTATCAAGCTTCCAATCGGAACCACTGCACCCGTCATTGGTGACGGTCAGGCAATGGGCTTTATAGGTCGTAACGGTGCTACCGGTGACGGATTTCTCGGGTTCACTGATAATACTGGCTTTAACGGAACACTTGCCATTTCATCTACCGTTGGCAACGCCGGCGACACTCCCTTCAGCCCCACTGGTACCTCTGGGGACCGCTTTCTCGGGCTGCATACTGATGCAACAAAGACCCATGTCTTCGCGGACCTTACCAACGCTGTTGCGGCAACCATCAACCAACTCCGCGAGGCTTTCGCCTTTCAGCAAATCTTGGAACTCGACGCACGATCGGGAACTCGGTATACCGAATACCTTCAGGCAACTTGGCACCAAAATCCTGAGGACTTCCGTCTCCAACGTCCCGAATATCTCGGCGGCTCTTCCAAAATCATCAATGTAAGCGCTGTCCAGCAAACCTCTGGCAGCCCTGCAACAATTTCCCTGACACCCGGACAGACCCCCCAAGGTAATCTCGCCGCTCACGCTCAAGGCAGCGGCCAAGCCGGATTTCACAAGTCCTTCGTCGAACACGGATTCATCATGGGAATCTGCAATGTTCGGTCCGATATCACCTACCAGCAAGGACTGGACAGGATGTGGACCCGCCGAACCCGTTTCGACTTCCCGCATCCCGCCCTCATGCATCTCGGCGAGCAGGCCGTCAAGCAACAGGAAATCTGGGCAACCGGAGTCATCGGAGAGGACGAAATCATCTTCGGATACCAAGAACGCTGGGCCGAATACCGGTATGCAAAATCCGAGGTCAACGCGAGCTTTCGCTCCAACCTCATGACAACTCTTGACGCATGGCATCTCGCAACAGAATTCACAACGGCGCCTACTCTCGGAGCTGCCTTCATCGAAGACGACCCCCCCCTGGATCGCGTTATCGCAGTCCCGAATCAAAAGCAAATCTTCGCGGACATGTACTTCAATGTCAAGAGCACACGCCAAATGCCGGCTTATAGCACACCCGGCTTAATGGGCCGCTTCTAATGCCAGGCCCTATTGCAGCCGCCCTTCCGTGGGCGGTACCTGCTGCTGTATCCCTGGCTAGTTCTGCCTTTAACGTCTTTCAGCAGAACAAAACCAATAATCTCATGAAGGAAATGAGCGATACCGCTCATCAACGTGAGGTGAAAGACCTCGAAAAAGCGGGCCTAAACCCGCTTCTATCACTCAACAAAGGAGCACCAGGTGCTAACCTCAATGCGCCAAGTATTGACCCATCTGCTACATCGGCTTCCGCGATACAAGGGGCCCTTGCCAAGTCCTCTATCGAGCTGCAGCGAAACCAGGGCACCGCGGCACTCTCCACGGCAGAAGCAAACTCCGCTCAAGCTGAGTCCACAAGAATTGGAAATGACTATTCGAGAGTGGCTAACATCTCAAGACTTGAGGTCCTGAAAAACGAGGTCATCGGATCCAGTCTTTCCAATGACGCTAAAAAACTTCAACTTACGGAGATACAAGCAACGATTGATAAAATCCGAGCGGAGACTACCCGCATTGGCTGGTCAGCCAAAAACGAAGAGGATGAATATAAATTCGGCCGTTACGGTAAAGAATTCATGAAACCATTCCAAACCATATTGGACCGTGGCCGGAAATGGCAACAAACCCTGGAAGGCCTTCAATTGAGGATGCCGACCGATGAAAAAGGATGGTATTGGACCCCTGAGGGTCTTCGCCAAAGGAGATAAAATGCGACGCAGACGGGTATCCGGCAAGAACTACTCAAAATCATTCCGGAAGGGCCGGAAGGTTAAATCCAAAAATCATATCGTCGCCTGGCGCGGCGGTATACGCGCATGAAAGGAGAGGGGGGCCGAAAGGCTCCCTTTCTATATGACATGTTATGGGCCACTCAACCTACTCATTAAGGAAGCTTATACGCTTGTGCCATGCGGTAAATGCATTGGCTGCCGACTTGAAACCAGACGGCAGTGGGCTATACGAGCTTCTCTTGAAGCAAAAACTCATGAGGAGAATATTTTCGCAACTCTCACGTATGCCGATGAACACTTACATTTCGGATACGCACATGCAACTCTTGTCGAAAAACATCTTACAGATTTTTGGAAGCGACTCCGACAAGCCGCTGTAAGACACCCTGAATATTTCACAAAGGAATCAGAAAATGAATTCAGATATCTTGCAAGCGGTGAGTACGGCGACGAATCTAACCGCCCTCACTATCACGCCCTTAT